ACTGAGCTAACTCCCCAAAAATTTGTGAAGATCAAAACTTCCTCGTTTTATGGAGTCAATTTCATTCTTCATAATTACTACATGCTTAAATGGAAATTGACTCCATTTAGCATCATCTCTTTCAGTTTTATATCCTTTTACTTCAACCCAAACATCATATTCAGGAAGATAAAAATCAGGAAAATAACTATGAGATGATTTTTTCCAGTTATACGGGAACGATTGCGAAAGTCTTTCACATTTTATGTGATTACTTTTACAGTACTTATAAAACTCTAATTCCCAGTTTCCATGAAATTTTAATCCATTATATTCTACTTGCTTCACTCTACCGCGATTTGAGGAAGTATAAGATTCCGGATTATTTTCAACTGCCTTTTTCATTGCAATTGAAGCTTTTTCCTTAGCATCAGGCTGAGACCATCTTAAGTCATTTCGCCTTTTTCCAAGCTCGCTAAATTTATTGCGAGTGTCCTGGCTTATTTCAGGTTTTGCTTGCCCTAACTCTTTAGCTTTTGTGTATTGGTTTCCTCCACGTTTTACTGATTTTTGTGGATTAAGATGACAATACTTTTCATGAAGATTACGACTTCTTGATTTTTCCCAATGGGATTCACAAAATTTACACTGAAACATAAACAGATTCCTAACTTAAAGAATCTATTTATAATTTCTAGAAGAAAAGAGTCGAGCGCTTATTGGTCCGTCAGACTGGGGTCGAACCAGTGACCTATCCATTATGAGTGGATGGCTCTACCGTTGAGCTACTGACGGATCGGATTATCAATCATCAAGGTTCTATCTAACACCTATGCAGAGATAGAAAAACTTCAAACCTCGATGATTGATAAATTCCATTTCGACGATATCAGAGACTTGATCGTTAGTTAAGAGATTTTCACTGGGACTTGTCTTTCGACTGCTACGAGTCCCTTAGTACTCTTATCTGTATTGCTTTTCCGATTTGTTAAAGAATTAGCTTTTTACTACTAGCTGAAGTTTTATATTATAACCAAATCCTCAGTGTTTGTAAACTGCTATGAATTAGTTAATCTCTGAAGGCTGAATGGTACGGAATTGAACCGTTCCTCGGCGCCCAAAAGGTGCGTGCTACCAATTACACTAAGCCATCCATCTATGAAAGAATCTTTTTGGAGTACTTGTACAAGTAGCGCTCGAGTTGCCTGCACTTTCTTCCTATCTTCATCTATCAAGGACTTGCCTTCAGAGATTAACTAACTTTTTAAAGAACGTTTACTGCATCAGTGAAATTGAATTATATCTTCAACTTCTTGTCTTGTAAACTGTTATTTTCAACAATTTTCAAAACCTTTACTACATTTGGCGGAAGCGGGGAGACTTGAACTCCCACAACCTTTCGGTCGCAAGTTTAGCAAACTTGTGCGGCTACCATTTCGCCACGCTTCCATCTGGCGGAGAATTACGGTCCCGACCCGTAAACCTTTCGGTTCGAACCGCTTTCCAAGCGGACCCAGCTCCCAGCTGATTAACTCTCCGTATCAGTAAGGTGAATTGTATCTTGAACTTCTCACCTTGTAAACAACTTTTTGTACTGCTAAAAACAATTTTGGGAACCGAAGTTCCCAAAATTTAAAATTCATGTGCGTAAAACTGAAACTTTAAACTTTGGGATTCTCCACAGCATATCCATTTGATTTGGACACGAGCAGAGACTTAGCATTATTTGCTAAGACTGTACTGGTCGAAATTAGGGTGGATATTGAAAGCATGATTCCTCAGTGGTTAAAAGTTAATTGCTATACTACTATATATAGGATTCCGATGAAAAGTTGTTTTTTGACTTAAAAAACTTCACCAGAGTTTGAGTTGACTGTAAAATCTCCCGCCACTGCTCTGACTTTGTTTTCTGCAGATCGAGTATCTACTAGCATCTTTACCTTACCATATTCGCCATTGATGTCAAAGTACCAATCGATAAGGGGTCCCATTACTCGCTCTAGTCTCTTTCTAGCAATGACAATACCTTTTACCAAATCATCAGTGTTTTCAGTTCTTGCAATACTACCTGAAGCAAGTGCAGTTATATACGTCTGGCCACCGCCAACAGCATAGGCATTATTGATAGCCAACTGCCAATAGAAGTCATATTTCTCAGAGTTTGCAGAAGATCCTGGAGAAATCTGTATCTCAAGAGTAATATCGAAAATTTTGTTGGTGATGACAACACCAAAATCACTGGAATCTTTATCTTCAGTATACTCATCTAGTTTGAATCCGTGTTTTGCCATGGATTCAAACACCTTATTTAACTCATCTGTTACTTCATCTCTAAGCTTTTCAGTATAATCGAAATCAAAAGAAGCTGCGCTTTCTTTTAGGAAGCTATCTAGTTTCATAGTACTCGTCCATCCATTCTCATAGTTTTAGTGCCAATTTCTTCTGTTACTTGGAAATCTCCAGCAAGAGCAATAAATCTTGGCTTGTTTGAATCATGGGAACCCTCTAGTACATCATAGAAGGTCCTAAATAGTTTTACTCGTCCGTACTCTTGGGTAAGATCGAAGTACCACGTAGTGAATTTGTCGAGTGCTTCCTTGAAGATTTCCATCTTCTTCTCGCATTCTGCTTTATTTTCAGAACGGAATAAAGAGAAGTATGTCAATGCATTTCTCGAGTCCTTCACATCTAGAAGATGCTTCTTCTCAACTTGGCCAGAGACCATAAGGAAGGAATGATCAAACTCTTCGCTATCTTTCTTCTTTGCCATCCCAATATGGAAGTTGACCTTGCAAATTCCATCTGAGAATCCAACAAGAAGTTTTCCAAGTGTCTCATCATTCTTTGGTAGCTCAATCTCTTCTGAAACCTTCTTGAACTTGGTTCTTAGTTCATCAAAAATGAACTTGATGTTGTCAAGAGACTCAGGGGGAAAGGTCTTAATTTGATCCCAATGCTCAAGGGACTCTATGCCTTCAGTTAGATATTGTTTGAATTTCATAGCACTTCTGCCCTAATAGTTCCAGTTTTTCCTGGTGCAAAAAATACGCCGGCAACCGGTATCCATTTCCAGTCGCTATTGCTTGATCCATCTTCAATTTCAAATGTGGTTTTCATCAGTTTGATTTTTCCATACTCAGCAGATAGATCAAAATACCAATCATTGAATTTCTTGGTTACGTCGATCACCCAATCCGCATGAGCTAATAGTGCATCTTTTCTGCTCAAGTCAAACTCTCTTGAGAAGATCTGTGTTAATGAATATTTATGCGTCTCGTGCTCTGATAGCTTTTCTGCTTGGAAAATTAGAGCATGGTTAACCATTGATGCGATTTCTACTCCTGCAGCTAGGGTTCCAATTTCTTCAGTCTTATCGAAAATAAAGTCAATGTCTACTAGGCCATCAGAGACATGAAGAAACATGTCATCTTCAGAAATGTCATTTAGCGTAATTTTGGTAAAGGAGTCAAACTTTTTAAGCAGTTGAGTCAGCGTCGAAATTTGCTCTGAGCTTAGCCCTTCTGTGAACTTGGAAATATCAAGCTCAGAAAGCTTTTCTTCTTTGAGAAATGAAGTAAGTTTCATGTTTATCTATGGTGGTAGTTTTTGTAGACAAGAGCACCGTAAAAGGTCTCTTCATTGAATTCGTAATCATCTTCATCAAGCTCACGATCATCCCAACTATCGGCCCACTTGGACTTTAGCCTATTGTAAGTGCTTCTTGACATGTCTTCGTAGTCGAGGTCGTCATCCCAACTTCTTTGTTTTTGCTTTCCAATATGCTCGTACTTAAGAATTTCTTTATCATAGAATTCATCAAGAAGCTTTTCAAGTTCCTCTTTTTGGAATGAGTAGCTTTTGCCTCTGAACTTTACGATGAAACTTCCTTGCTCGCTAGAGCGCTTTATGAAAACTTCGTTATTGGTTGGGACGATGAAGGCTTCTTCATACATTCCATCATATGCAGCAACAAATAGAACAAGCTTTTCATTCTCAGCAGCATTAGCAATTTCGTCAGGATCTGCAAAGCATTTTCCGAACTTGTCCATTAGGGTTGAGCTTGACCCCATGAAATTTCCAGATGCGGAATCCATAGTTCCATCACTAAAATCATAAGTGATGTCACCTTCAACTTCCTTTACAGCCTTCACTAAAGCAGTTAAAAGCTCATGCTCTTGAGGCGTTTCTGGCGCATTTTCTGTTATTGAGAATAGAGAGCTTAGCTTCATTTTATGTTCGAGAAAAAAGGTACTAATAACTGTTATTTATTAGTACCTTTGAGATTAGTCGTAGTAATACCACCAAAGACCACAGATTTCGCGTTTTGAAGTCATTTGGAGATTTTCTTCTTCTCCAGTTTTCATGGCCTCAATAAGCTCTTGACGCTGAACTGCACGAAGCTTCCAACGAGCAAACCATTTCATTTGTTTTCCGCCAATCCAGTTAGGCGGAGTTTCACCATGATACCAAGCAAGCTTTCTGCTATGGATTTGCTCATCAGTAAGACCATGATACTTGACATGGCGAATACGTTCTTGAAACCATTCCCAGTCAATGTAGTCTTCAATATAATCACGCTTATTCCAAGCGTTTTTACGACGAATAGTACGAGACATTTGACACCTCCATTAAGTTAGTTAAACTTAATGGGTGTCATACTCCATGTAAAATTTGATCTTCATTTCTTACTCCAATCCAAAATGTTCAAGAACTACAAAATAGGTACTACGACCTTCGCGTTCATTTTCTTCAGCTTCTCCAGCAAGTTGTGCGCATTTGCGAATGAGCAATTCAGCAAATTTGTCGGGATCGAGCTCGTAATAATTTCCACCCAAACCTTCACCAACAACAGTTTGCGATTGCTGCTTCAGCTCATCAATCAGTTTTTTATTCAGCACACCATTCTCCTTTGTGATGAAGGGCATCTTCAATTGAAGTATAACCTCCAACTTCAGATCGACCAATCTTCACGGTACAAACAGTGTCATCGTACTCGCCATTGACATACAGCTCTTTTTCAATGAGCGTTGCTTTACCAACTTTGAGCTTACGACCAACTTTAACCTTTACCTTTGCCATGAAAATTCTCCTCAATCAGCTTGAAGAGAATTTTATCATATCAACCGGAAAAGTAAACAAGTTTAGAGATCTTTGAACTTGTCTTTTTGTTTGCCGTATTCTGACATTACGCGTTCACCAAACTCTTTAGTGTATCCTGTTAGATGACGTGCAAGTCCACGAGAACCCCATTCGACAGCAAGTCTGAACCATTCTGCTGAGAACTTTGGAATTTCTTCTCCGAAAACGGCTTTGTAAATTTCATAATGGGCAGTATCTCCACTCAAAACCTTGGTGAATGGGATGCGGTGATCTTCAAGTATCTTGATAATTGATGCGTCAATCTCTCTTGCCCCTGCTTCATCTTGATTGCGGCCATTCTGTACATATGGATGGTTGCGCTCAATGAAGAAGTTGTGGTTCTCGTAAGTATCCCAAAGTTCGAAGATTAGGTTTTCGAAGTTCTGTGGTAGATAATCAGGAGTCTTGTAATGAATACCAAGCAAGATTGGAGAATCAGAAACCACCCATTCAACTTGGTCCTTCAATCGGTCGAGTCGACGATTCTGGTTAGCGAGAACAAATAGCTGGTCGGAAAGAGCGCTGAAGTTCTTTTCCCAAGTTTTATCCTTGGCGAACTCAGTAACTTCTTCGACATCCTTTTGATTCTTTTTCATTAGACCAAAAAGGTCTGCGCGAATTGTGGATTTTCCTACACCAGGACCTCCCATCAAATTTATAACTTTTAATTTTTTAGTTTGCGTTTTCATATAAATATCTATTTACTGGTCGAGAAGGTGGATGTAATGTTTGAACGAAAATGTCCAAAATGTGATAGGACAATAACTTATAAGTCGAAGCAGAGATTTAAAGAATCATCATTGGCAAATTGCAAATGCAAAAAATGTGCTGGACTAGAAAGAATGCAAAGGCCAGAACTTATTGCAAACCTAAAAGAAAAGAATAGTGGAAAAAATAATCCAATGTTTGGGAAAACATTTTATGAGATTTGGGTCGAAAAACACGGAAAGACTGAAGCTGATAGACTCTTACTGGAACACTCCAAAAATTCTGCACGTATTGGAAAAAATAATCCAATGTTTGGAAAAACATTTTATGATGCGTGGAAAGAATCCGGATTCTCAGAGCAAGAGATAAAAGAGAAAGCAAAACATATGTCTGCTAAACTTTCAGCAAGGTCTTCTGGAAAAAATAATCCAATGTTTGGAAAACCTTCACCTAAGAAATCAGGAAACGGCTGGAAAGGAACCTTTAAATCTTTCTTTTTTCGTTCATTACTTGAACTCAGTTATCTTTTGCAAATGAGTAAAGACGGAAAACGAGTTGAGTCTGGAGAGTCAACAAAGCATCGAATAAGTTATGTAATTGATGGCTTAAGCCGTAACTATTTTCCTGATTTTTTCCTACCAGATGAGAATATTTACGTGGAAATAAAGCCATCATCATTAGTTTCATCTAGAGTCAATGTTGCAAAATTCAAAGCACTAACTGAGTCAGGTAATAAATTGATCGTAATAACGGAAAAAGATTTACATCCTATCACTTCTCAATTATTAGAAGAAATGATCAGCAAAGGTGATATCGAATTAACCGACTCAACAAAAGTTAAATTTGAAAAATGGAAAAGCCAGCGAACAAATTGATGACTTTTAGTTTTGCCATTCTGTAACCTCTACATTTACGGACATTTTGATATTGGCGGGTAATAGCTTGTATGCTTTGAATTCCTTCTTTTGGAAGTAAGGACGCGTAGAATCCATGCGTTTAGCTATCTCTTCTTTCCATTCTTCTTCAGAATCAAAGGTGATGATTGAAGGAAAACGGTCAGTGCAAGTATTACCAGAACCAGGTCGTTCATATGGATCGTCATATGTGATTGAACTGATTTCGATAATTATGTACGTTGGTTTATCAGGAAGTTCGGTTATACTTTTTGGCCACTTCATCATTTATTTCCTTACACTTCTTTTCCCATTCTTCTTGCTTTTCAAGCGTAGTCGGGAATTGCTTATCTGCAATCATTGCGTTATACAATGCTCGATACGGATCATCAAGCTCAGTTTCTTCCATAAACTGAACAAAAAATGTCGGGAATTTGAGAAGAGCATCATGTTCCCAATAATCAATATCTCGAATGGAGAACTTAGTAGTAAGCCATTCGAGAATTTCTAATTTTTGTTCAGTTGAAATTGCTTCCAACTGATTCATTTATTACCCTTGAAGGATGCTTCCAGCAGTTGCTAGCTGAATGCCAGATGTTTGAGAAAGATATGCATCAATGACATCTTTATCTGGTTCGATTAGCGCCATTACATGATTCAGGCTAACCTCAATGTTTCCACGCTTCGTAGAATGGACCCAAGGAATCAAACCTAACCCATAGCCTTGTGGACCTTGAAGAATCTGCAGTACCATGGGGCTGCTGATGGTAAATACCCGAGTATCTTCATCAATTTCTTCTATCTTACAAAGTACCTCTTCTCCTGACGACATTTTGAGAGTTTTTACTTCGCTCATTTGTTTCCCTATTCTATTTTTCTTGTTATTAAAAAGTTGCGGCAATGATTGCGAGAACGTTCTGCTGCACGAGCGCGCATACGCTGTTGATCTTGAGAGAGCGATTCATTTTCAATCATAGCTCCAGCAAGATAAAAATCGAGGAATGCTTCCATTGCCAAGAAGAGTTCCTGATATTCGTAATACTGGCGACGAAGAGATGCATCAACTTGGAAGTTCGAATTATGCATCTGTTCGGTAATCTGCGATGCCAATGCATCGATTGAGGAGAGTGGATAATCTGGAACGCTCACAATCTGTAGAACGTTTTTCACCAAAGATCTGTAAAGCTTGAAAGGCTGGTATTCTTCAATGTAGATTTCCATGATGTCTCTCCTTAGTACATCCGCTTCGGGTCAAGAAGGTAACGAACTTGTTCGCGCTTTTGAATCTCATCGATTGCCAAAGATTCAGGACTTTGGTATTGACTCATAATTGCGCTGCGGTATTTACACTTACCATCATCACAATTCCGAACTACATCAAACCAAACGTCGATTGGGAATTGCGCTGCAGTCAGAACCGTAAACTGCACTCGACCGTTGGTGAACGACGTCGCGTAATATTGAGGAGTGTCACCAATTAAAAAGCACCGAGTAGTTCCTTCTACACAGTGCTTCGAATAAGTTTGACGCTTGCCGTAGTAAGGCGTAGAAGAAATAACTGCAGCAACAATTTCTTCGTCTGCAGCCTTGGCATTAGGAGTGGTAAACCACAGAAGAGAAAGAAGAACTACGATCCAAAACATTGCGTCTTTCGCAACATTGATAAGACGGAGCTCTTCATGGTTGCTATCAGTGTTAGACATCATAATCTCCTTTGCATCACCTTATGGACATTATAACATACTAACCGAAAAAAGAAACTGATTTAGTAAGTTTCTTCGATTGCCTGCTTGATCTGTTCAAACTCTGGCTTGGTCACCTTCCGTTTGATTTCAAGGCAGTTATTTGCGAATGACGCTGACATCATTCGAATGGTTTTTGGGTTGAACCCATTCATAACTCGAACTTTGATTGTGTTCAAGTTTTCTGCGACGGCAGAGCTGATCGCAACAAAAACTTTGAGCTCTCCACTACGCTTAGCTGGAATTGGATAAAAGCTATCACTGAAAATTGCCATAGCTGCAGGCTTAAGGGAAGCGACGAACCATTCATTTTGTTGTTCCAATCTTGGTGGGGCCTTTTTTCTCAAGGTCTTCTCCGTTAAAGTGTTAAGAGTTCTTTGCCATAATTGGCGCTAAGCATCTAAAGAACTCGTCGAATTTGATGCGGTCTTTAAACATGATGTCAGGTGAGATGTCAAAAATCACATCTTCAAACGTCTTTCCTCTAAACAATTGGTCTGGGTTTTGAGTGAAAGAGCCAAAAACAAGCTTCTTTCTACCAGAAAACGAGGAAAATTCTATGACATCAAGCGTCGATGAAATAGAACAAACATTTGCTGTAGATCTAACAGACCTAAGAAGTTCTTCTGTTACTTGGCCGAGATACTGGCGCATGCTTTGATTGTGGGTTACAATCATCACAGTAGCAGGACCTTCTTTATTTAGAAGGACGTTCAGCGCCTCTTTGACAGCCGCATAGGTCTTCCCATTTTGACGGGAAGTCAGCTCAGCCAATTGCGAAAATGATTGGAAATTTAGAAACTTCATTTATTGTTCTTTTTATGTTGAAGGTGGGGAAATGTTTCTGTTGCCAAGTACAACTTCCCCAAAAACTCCGACAGCTTTACCTAGTTAAAGGATCAAGCAGCCATGCGGAACGAAGAATCGTTTGCAGTTACTAGTTTTCTTCCACTAACGCAGGTTGCTCTCGAGTTGTTCTCATCATGTTACTTATGCCATGTCGAAACCTGTCATCCCCATCAAAAGAATGCTCGAATCCCAGTAGCCCGTATGTCTCTGGGTGGGGATCTTTCGATCGTAACCACTGTATGCATCCAGCACAAACATTCTTTTGGTGGAGATGAGGGGAATCGAACCCCTTTCCACAACACTTTCCCAATCAAAGTCTCAGGTATTTCTACCCATACAACTATAAACTTTACCGATTCAATACTGAACCGATAAGAAGAATTATATTCTTATTTATTGCGTTTGTAAACTGTTTTGTAATGCGGGAGCATCTTTTTTCCACCCGCATGTAAAGCCACAACCTTCTACACCGCAGCCACAAACTTGGTAATGATAGCGTGCAAATTGACTTTCATCAATCTCGCCACGTTTAACAAGAGAGTTCCAAACCTCTTGATCATGCCTTGCTGCAGATAAGTCTTTTGGGGAAAGAAATCGTCCCATTTTAGTCTCCATGAGAATAACGAAGGTATCTTCCAAGCATGTCATTTACACAGCTTTGACAGAAGTCTCCTTCAATTTTTGTACCATCACCGAAAATTGAACCAAAACCGCCAACCATCCGAATGTGCAACATCTCTGAAGCTTCAGCACACTCAATTAGATCAGTCGTATTTACGTGGAATAACTCTCCGCATTTATCACACACGAAGGAGTCAATCACATCAGTAGGCTTTAGAATCTTTTTAGTTTTTTCCATGATACTTTTGTTCAAATACGTCTTTTAACCAATTGAAATCATTAACTTTTTGTAATGCTTCAATATTCCCAATATTGCTGCTCCCATACTCTTCTCCCATAGCGGCACCTGAAAGAACAGCTTGAGAGTGATAAGTATTTGGATCTGTGATATTCATCCATACTTTTAGTCTAAATTCTGACTCAGCATCAATCTGTCCAGATATAACCTTTGATGAAAGCTTTGCGCATTCTCTAAATGCTCCTCTCCATGCTCTAAATTCATCAGAGTTGAAGTGAGTAAATGAAATGGTCTCATCTATGTATTTAACATTAGTTGTCAATGACGTTGAAAAGTCAATTGATCCAGTACTAATATTTTTGAAGAACCTTTTTGAAAAAAGCTTTACTCCACCATAACCATATTCAAGGCCATTTACTGGATTTCGGCTTTTCCAAATATGCACGAAGTCCTGGTTGAATTCGTCAGGCTTGAATGTAAAGTCAAATGACTCAAAAACTTCAGTGTCGCCGTCGACCACGTAGAACAAACGGGTATCAGACTCTTTTGCTGCTTTTGCGTGTGCATTCGCGATTCCCTGTATCCCGTGAACTCGTTTAGCATATGGGAATCGTGACTTCAATCTTTCGAAGTTTACGTCTGCATTAGGTTCGTCATATGACAGAAAAATTATATCTAGCGCCATTATTCTTCTTGTGGTTGCGGTTGAGGTTGAACATAGGTCTGGTCAACATATTTATTCAAGACGTAACGACAAGTAGACTCTTTAACTTGAGAATCTGATAACGCTCCATTAAGTTTCTCAATTTTGTTTGTGGCCTTCGCCATTACGTCCGCAGCATTCACTAGCTGCTCTTTTAATTCCAAATTTTCTCTAAGCAAATAGACAATGACCAATGCTTGAGCAAATGCCAAAAATTTGAGAAAGCGCACAGATGTTTTTCTTTATTTAGGTTTGAAAGCCATCAACTCAGCAATACTAAGAGATGGTGAAGTGAAATTCCCTTGAGCGAAATCACATGACATCGTCTTCATCAGTTCAAGCTGTTCAGCAGTTTCAACGCCTTCTGCAACAACTGTACATTTTGCGGAATGAGCAAGCTGAATGATTGAATTGATGATCATGTAATCTTGAACGTTGTCTAAAGCATCTTCAACAAAGGACTTATCAATCTTTAACTCTGACACTGGCAAATGCTTCAAGTAGAAGTATGATGAATAGCCGGTACCAAAGTCATCTATTGATAATTTTATACCAAATGTGCCCAATAGTGTTAATGATTTGACAGTATTTTCAAGATTTTTTGCGATCGCAGTTTCGGTAATTTCGAGAGTCAATAGAGCAGGATCAATATTGAACTTTGCAACAGTAGAAATGATCCTCGAAATTACTTCTGGATTAGTCAAGTTTTCAGCAGAGATGTTTACGCTCATCCCAATGTTAAGACCATTTCTGCTCATATAGTAAAGGTCTCTTAACGCATTTTCAAGCGTCATGAACAATACGTCATCGATTAGACCTTCTTGTTCAGCGAGAGGGATAAACTTGTCTGGAGGAATTCTTCCGTACTCAGCGTGCACCCACCTGCAGAGGCATTCCACACCTACAATTTCGCCCGTATTGATGTCAATCTTTGGCTGGTATTCATTGAAAAGCTCTTTCTTTTCAATAGCAACCCGAAGATCATTTGAAAGAAACAGGCTTTCAAGATTGGTTTTATCCAGTTCACAATTATATCTAAAGAATCCGAGCTTTTCTCGTTTAGCGTGATACATTGCAGCGTCTGCGTTTTTCACAAGGGTTTCTGCATCTTCGCCGTGTTCTCCAAACTTAGCAACTCCAATGCTAACACCCAAGCTCAGTTCATAGTTTCCAATTATGAACTGACGTTGAAGTGCGCTGATAATTCGTTGCGAGAATGCAGCAAAATCAAAGTTCTTTGCCGTAGTAATTATTCCAAATTCGTCTCCGCCCAGACGAGCAATAACATCTTCATTCCTACAGCAAGACTCCAAACGTTTAGCAACCTCTACCAGAAGCTTATCGCCTACTGAGTGTCCAAGAGTATCATTGACGTTTTTAAACCGATTGAGATCCAACAGAAGAAAATGAAATTCTCGTTTTGACTTAACAAGCTGATTCATTTTCTGATTGATGAACTCGCGATTGTTTAGTCCAGTGAGATTGTCAACCAATGACTTATAACGGAACTTTTCAATAAAGTAGAACGTGAAACAGCTTCCACCAAAAACCAAAGTTGAGATGATCACGATGTAGTCAACTCTTACATTCATTTCCATACCAATTGCAATCGCAGCAAGCGAGAATACAAAATTTGGTAGGATGACTTCAAGTAAAAAGTGGACAATTTTTGTTTTCATTTTCGCATCCATTCCATATTTACATCCTTTTCATTCTTTCGCAACGAGAAAAAATGATTATCAATTATCACTGTTACGCCAGAAACTGTGAATTCCATGCGCTTGTTATTTGATTTCACCCTTTTGCGAATTTCTTCAATGGCATTGCGAGACAAATAGAGCCGCGTCTCCTTAGCTACTAGTTGGTAAATAAAGTTCCGTTGTCGCGCATCAGATAGATTAGCGAAATTCACCCGACAAATTCCGGCTTCATTTGTTCCGCAGATCTGAGTATCCATATTGGCAAGATCCTCTAAGAGAGCCGAGCACTCAGAAAAATTCTCCATTGCCCTTCGTAATGAAGCATAAAATTTGCTCGGCGAAAAATGCTCAACGAACAAAGGAATGATCTTGTTGCGAATGAAGCCGCGTGACAACTCGGTGCTATCATTCAGAGAATCGTGCCCGTATAATATAGCTGCTGACTCCACTGACAGCTGGATTTCGGATTTTGGGATTGATAGTAGAGGGCGCATTAGGCGGGGAGAAATTTCGGAGTTTTTCTGAATTCCTGAAAGACCTTTAACGGAAGTCCCTCGTGCTAGACGAAAGAAAAAGGTTTCGATTGAATCATCTAGATGATGACCTGTCAGGAGAATTTCATCGGACTTAAGCTCACCAAATAACGCTTTGTATCGAGCGTCACGTTCAGCAGATTCTGTCCCACTCTTTTTAACGCTCGCTGAATTGGTAGTGATCGAAATCACCTTGATAGTGACTTCATACTTTTTCGCCCACTCACAGCAAAAGTCCGCAATCGCCTTACCATCCTTTGACGCCTTTGAGTCTGGATGTACGATGTGGACAAGCCTAAATTTGAAGCACTGCCGCTTAAGCGAATATGCAAGAAGGGCAGAATCTGCCCCTCCAGAAAATGCTACAACATATTGTTTTTCTTTGTCTAAATCAAGTTCAATCATCTTTGTCTATTTTTAATAGACCGAATCGAATAAAGTTAACCGCTAAAATGTTTACAACCGAATATTCGATCGGTGTTGTCAGCAAAAAGTTTAAACCTAAAATTACTAAGACACCAATTGCTATATAATTCAAGAATCCTACAAGGATTCCAATAAGGAATAGAAGCCGAATATCCATTCCTTCGGCTTCTACCTCAACAGTCAGTATCCCTAAAATTTTTAGTACAGTTGGAACCGAATAGGTCGTGTTTCCTTTTTTGAACTGCTTCATCCTTCAATGGTAACCTTAAAAGTGCGACTTTCTTGCTTTGCTTCAATGATGCGAGAAAGCGGGAACTTGAATACCCGAACTTCCCAATGAGCGTGACGAACAAGTTCAGTCTTGAATTTTTTATCATTGGCACCATTCTTAACCTTGTGTTTCTTGGTAAGAGGCACCACCTTAGTTTTCCTACGGAATTTTTGAGCGGTGTAAAGGAAAATGAATTCCTTATTTACACTCACTCGACCGCGATAGGATTTTCCGCGACTTCCGCCGACAGTAAAGAATCCATAAGAGCTCATCACTGCATCGATACCTGCCTTTTGCGCAGTTTCGAACGTCTTGTACAGAAAGTTATCAGGCTTCTTAACGACAGTAATCATGCGGCTCATCATTTTCTCCTTAGGCAGCAGCAAAGGTAAAACCAGTATTACGCTTGGCGTGGCGAGCTTCCTTATCAGACAGGAAGTATTCGAAAGCCATCGCATTCGGAACGATGCAAGTCTTGACAAAAACAACCTTGCCGTTCTTCAAAGCCAAATATGCGAATTCCATGATTTCATCTCCTTATCAACGTGAAATGAATTATAAATTGAAAATTTGGCTTTGTAAACGAAAACTTCACCCACCCCAAGGAAGGTGTTTTACCTTTACTTGGACTTTAGGTTTTCGTTTTGATCTTCGCTCAGGCCAAGGTTCTGCGCCAGTTAGATATGCCTTGTACTTTTCTTTGTCGATGAACCAATAATCTTTCGGATCCTGTCCACAATCATTGTGAACTTCCACTTCATATCCAGCAAGTTCTAAAGCAGCGTGAATAAGAGCGGTAGGATAATTGAGATTCCCACCCATACCAACAAGTTCAACATAGTTGCCATCCATTGGTAAGATCTTTTCAAACGTCATTTGACTACCTCAAAGACAGGCCTCTTCTTTTCAACTGGTTGAGGAGCAGGCTTCGGAACCGCATCGTTGTTCAGAATTTCTGCCTTAGCTGGTTGAACAGCAAGTGCCGCCTTCAGTGTCTCGAGAATCATATCGAATGACACCAGCTTTTTCCTGTCTTCACTCAATTGATAAGCAATTGAAAGAACTTCATTTGCGCCCTGGTTTTTTCCTGCAAAGAATGCATTCTGAATTAGCGCATCAACCTTCTTACGGTAGTGCTCTTCAAAAATCGGATCGTAAGTTACCATTTTCTTTCTCAAATGAAAAAGGGCCCGAAGGCCCTTTGATGTTCGACGAAGTTAATCGTTTCGCTCACCATACGCCCGGGCTCGGATGGTTTCGAGATCGGTGAATGGAGCAAACCAACCACAGTCATAAATGACTTCCATGATGTCTTCCCATTCCTCGTCAGTAGGCTGATCCGGATTGGTAGGAAGGGTCATGATTTCGCCGGTCAAACGGTTACGGAAGGTGTTGAGGAAACCAGCCTTCGACTTCTTGCCCGGATCGGTGATCGGATCTTTGAAGATTTCTTGCCACTTGCCATCGACCTTGATTGCGCAAACCTTCTGTGCGAACTTGTAAGTATCGCGGTTCAGCTTTTGCAGCAAGGCGCCGCCAGAACCAAAGACCAAGTTCTGAGCAGAGTAACCAAGATCGGTAACCAGCTTGAGGATCTTGCCGATCATCTCAATATCGATGCCATCGCCTTGGATGACGCCAACAGTGTTGATTACCTTATAACCCTTGCCATTGGCGGTGTAGCCGAAAGTTGCGGCTTGCATGTCAAGCAGGCGAGGAATCACTTCAAGCGGATCACCACTGTCAGGGCGGAAGACAACGCGAGCACCAGATTTCTCGATCTGTTCCTTGAAATCCGTGCAAAGCAGCATGGATTCGCGGTAGACATCGTAGCCGTCAAGCACGATCGAAACAATTGCCCCAGGCTTGGCGTACGTATCGAGGATCTTCTTCAGATATTCACGTTGACGCTTCGGACCGTAAGAGCACTGAATGCTGTGTTCAGTTGCAGGCACTGAATAAGCGGCCATCTTGCAGTTGTAGTAGAAGTTCGCTGCGCGAATACCAGAAATGGTGTCCGAACCGGTGAAGTTCACCAAGTGCGCCATGCTGCCGATCTGTGCAGATTCTTCAGAGCTGGCGCCACGTGCGCCAAAGTCGTGCAACATGAAGGCAAGACCAGGGTATTTCGCTCGAAGCGTAGTAGCACCAGGTACCGGATCAACAGACAGCTCGAAGAACTTTTCGATAACCTTTCGGATTTCGTAGTCCATCGAAGCGATGGTGGTCGGATACCAAACCGCACGTTGCATGCTGGTCTCGAGGTACGACGCGATCCAGGCAACCTTCTTGTCTTCGCAGGTAACGACGTACAGAGCGTTCTGCGAAGGAATCGGAATGCCTTCCTTGACGGCCTTGATCTTGATCGGGATGAAGCCATTGTATTTCTCAACAATGTATTCCCAGGGCTTGCGATCGAATGGCTCACCGTGGTTCTTCGCGAAATCTTCGGCTTCATCGATCATGTCGACGGTAATCGGCGAAGACAGTCGCTTGCGAATCCACATTTGCAGTCCAACCGGGATAACGATCTTGCCCTTGATTCGGGGCTCGCCATACGAAACTTGACCTTCCATCTCGTCAGGATAGACAGGACCATGGGACAGTTTGTAGGAATCGGCGTCGAGGATGAAGTTTACCCCAAGAACGTTGGGGTTTTCACGTTGGATTTGTCGGCGAATTTCGCGAGGTAGATCTTGAAAATTCATTTGAAAGCTCCTTTCAAAGAGTTGAAAATGTAACTGTCTATCAGCTACAAGAATATTTATTCTATCAAGAAATCAAGAAAAAGTAAACTGTTTTTCAGAAATCTTCTACTTGATGATTTGGCGGAAATTCACATTGCATAGGTTGCCCGTCTCGATCAAGGAATTCATGATCTTCATCGACAACATAGACCCACGCAGACTTCTCAGACTTCTTGATGTAGTATTCACCAGTATCGCCTTCGAAGAAAACTGCACCAACTGGAATTTGATCAAACGTCGCCATAAATTATCCTATCCATTACTCATTCAAGACTGAGTTGGTCATTATGCAGGCGTACCAAATGCTCCGCAACTTCACGACCTACATTAAAGGCGACACTAACCTGCGTCATGATAAACTTGAATTCCAACTTTACCTTGAACTCTTCTTCAGTAAAGATAGAACCATCCTTTGCTACCCAACGAACCTTTCGAACGTCAACACCCATCTTCTTCATCCTCATAAACATGTTCAATTTTTCTGGAACTGACAAGTCTAGCCTCAGTTATCGCCCAATCTTCTTCGCCACGGCATAGAACAATATGCGAAGCGTTGATTCTGCTTGCCAACTCTGCAGCAAAAGACTTCTCAGTAAACGTATAAGGCCGACCATCTGCAATTGCTGGGAAACCCAAATCCCCAACAATTTGGTCAAGGCAGGTAATCATTAGCGAGATTTTGCCGATCTTTTCGCGGGGAATTTTGAATTGGTCTTTGATTACTCGCACAGACATGTAATCAAGGTCATGCGTAGAGAAGCGCAACGTTCCTTGGAAATCATGCGGCTTGTTCGTTTCGTCAACAACATTGAACAGCTTTGAAAATCCTTTTGCATCAATTTCGCGATCCAAAGGGCCTGCTCCATGACGGGTGAAGTACGGTCGAGTCACGTAGACCATATGCAGAGGATCATGAATCTCAGCAGCCTCAAGTACTCGTAACACGTTATCAACACCCGTAAAAGAACGAGTTACGTGCGGAAAATCTGGAGCTTCTTGGTCAAGCGCCAAACCTTGGGCACCTTCAAAGACCAAATGGTCAAACTTGTTGAGGGCTTCTTCTTCAGGAAGAACAATCACTCGTTCAAGGAAAGCGCGACATTCGAGCTCATAACGATGGAACACATGGCGAAGGTTGCCAAAGTCCGCCTCGTCGATGCCAAGTTGCCCCATCCGCATTGGCAAATATTCGCCAAGAATCGCGGAAATCTTCATGCAGAGAGTTGGTCGATGAAGGATATCGCCAACAGTCAATTGAAATTCTGGGCTGTCGTATTCGTGGCGTTCAAGCGTTTCGCCAAAGCCAACACCCACTGAACCGTGACGACGGCTACCACGAGATTCTTCGATCAATTGATTCAACATCATGTCCCAAGGCGTGGTAATCGGGCATCGCGGGTCAACATAGACATCTGGCCTGATGACACCTTTACGAATCAACTGCTCATGTTCTTTCATGAACAGGTATGGTGAGCAAACGAAATCTTTGGTAAGAATCGTTGGAACGTAGTCAAATGACCCTGAACCAAAATGTGAGAACACATGACGATAATGGCCATACTTGACAGTATGGCCAGCCTGGGCTCCACCATTAAAGCGAACAACGGCAACTTTTTGTTTGGTTTTTGCTGCTAACCATGCTGTTGTTCGGCCTTTTCCTTCATCACCATAGTTGGCGCCTATGCAAACTTGTATTTTCTTACCCATCAAAATTCACCGTCACCATAATTAGTATACTGTGATTAAAAAGTTTTTTCATGATAGCAGATCGAAAATGTAATCAGGTTCAAGACCGAAGAATTCAGCGAGGACTTCTTCAGGGTCTTCACCACCTTCGATCGATTCACGGGCCTCAGCAATAAGCTCGTCTGCTTCTTCAGAAGACATGCCATCTCGGCGCATTATGACTTGTTTGAGAGTTTCGTCCATGTCTGCTCCTTACAGAAAGAAGCGAGTGTCATCGATTACTACCGTTGGATCACCATCAATATCGAGGTTGATGTCATGATCATTCCACCTGAGGAAATGTTCTTGCAGACTCTTACTGGCGGAATCGATAGAGTACGCATCATCAATCGGTGAGAGCACCAAGTCAGGAGTGTTGTCAGAAGTTCCTTGCGCAATGCCACGGATCAAATAGAAACCAAGAGAATTACACCAGAACATGTCACCATGAAAGGTGTCTTCGCGAAATTGGGGAACTTGAAACTTGATACCAGTCTTTACGCAGCGCATTTGGATTTCTCCTTCATCAATATGAAAAAATTATAAACTAAAAAGGGAACCTAGTAAATAGGTTCCCTTCAATTTAACGAAAAAAGATTTCGTTACAGACCCAAAGCGTAACGCACAACGTTCTTGATCTTCGGATCTTCCCAGCTATTGATGACATCTTCAGGATTTTTTCCTTCATTGACATCCATAACAGACAGAATAACTTCAGACATGTATGTGTAATCAGACAGGCTGATCGCCTTCTTACCAAGAAGCTTTTGCCAAGCGCTCTTCACTTCAGTCGGGCGAGTACGAGCATAAGAACCTTGTTCAACAATGACGTGAAAGACGTTGTACTTTTCTTGCGCCAGAGCCAACATGTCAGCAGAAGTGTAATCTGATTGTTCACCACCACCAAAAATGCCATTCAATTGGCTAGAAACCAAACCTTGCGGCGGTGGCGGTTCATCGCCCATGGTAAAAATGTAGCCCTTCTTGCCGCGCTTTTCGAAGCAATCGATTGAAGTGCGACGGCCTGCAAAGTACCAAGGAATGTCATATGATTCGAAGGCATTACCGCCGCCACCGCCTTCAAGCCACAAGCTCTTCAGCTGTTCAGCAATGCGAATGTCAGTTTCAAATTGTGAAACCTGAAGCGGTGCGCGATCGCAAAACGCGTCACCAATTGCCATCACCATGATGTGTGGATCTTCAACTGGTTTGCGAGTGAGGATACCCTCAACCAACTTGCCCAGACCTTCAACAGCAAGTGCTTCAGCAATCATACCCATCGAGCCGGTAACGTCAATGCCAAGAATAATGGCATTCGAATTGGGGTTTTCCGCAGAATCACGTGACTCACGAACCATCACACCCTTCGGGTCAAAAAGAGCATTGACCTGAGTTTCTCTAAACACTTGCTTCCGTGCCACTGCATCCGACATGCCTTTACTGCGAGCAGCATTAAGCGTTACCGAAGAAGCAGATGCAAAGCTACGGTAATCATTTGAGTCCCATCTTGAATAGCCCAAA